CCTTTTGGATTCCCTTTTATAGACACTCTTTCAGGTGGTGCCCAAAGAGGAGACTATATTGCTATCGTAGGAGAGACAGGTGTAGGGAAGACATACCTAGCTCTCAAGATGGCGAAGACCGGATTCGATGCTGGTCATAATATCCTAGCGATATCTACAGAGATGCCTACTCTCCAAGCAGCTAGAAGAATTTTAGCGATGGAAGGTAGATTTTCAACTACTGATCTTAAGATGGGAAGACTTTCTCATTTTGGGAGACAAAGAGCGCAAAGGATAGTTGAGCAAGGTGCTGCTAGTGTTGAAGGGAGTAATTGGTTTTACTTTCTTCCCGGTGGCATGTTTTCAAAAGTAGAAGACATTATAATTTTAGCCAGAGAGATGAAGCCCGATCTACTAGTTGTGGATGGGGCTTATTTGTTACAAGTAAAGGCTGCTTCATGGTGGGAGAAGAACATGGAAGTGGCAAGACAATTGAAGAACCTATCTTTGCTAGAAGACATTAGAACGATTTCAACTTATCAATTCTTGAAGAAAGACACAGGAAAATTAGAAGGCGTGGGCGGCGGTTTTGCTATTCCACAGATTGCATCAATTGTCTTCTCTTTTGAGTATGAGAGAAAAGAAGATAGAGAAAATAATAATGAGGTACAATATCGAAAATTAAAATTCATAAAAGGTAGAGATGGAGAATCAGGATCAGTACGAGTATTGTATAACATGAAGAGAACTTCTTTGACACAAGATAGAGTATTGACAGGTAGAGTAGATCCAGATGAAAGAACGACATTAGGGGATGAAAGTAGACTCTTAGATGAAAACGAAGTAGAAGAGATTTAATTTAAAAAAGTTATTGACATACTTCTTAGAAGTAATGTATAAGCAAAATTACTCAGCCCCTTGTGGCGTTGTGTATCTCCATATTCTTCCCAATAGAAAGGGAGGTAAGGTTCCCCGGCCTTGTCTCCCTTTCGCTTTTTAAAGCGTTGACAAAGCCTCACTGTTTTGGTAAGCGATAACCTTAGAACAAAAATTTTGTCCACTATAAAAAGCATTTACTTAGGGGAGACAGCATGTCTTTTTTTCAAGCGATAGTCCTACCTAGTGTTGAGCTACCCAATAAACCTACCTATACAATCAAGGAAACCCTTACCATTATTGGATGTAGTAGAACTACCCTCTATAGAAAGATTCACAGAGGAGAGTTGACTTTAACTCCAGACAAAAGAATTTACAAACAGGATCTAGAGAATTACTTCGGTAGATGCTCTGAGAGAGATTGTAAAAAAGATAAGAGTGAAACGTAAATTTATATTCCTACCTAGAATCCGCTTGATCTCCTACCTATTATAAGTTAGATTTTCCCTCATGGTGAATACAATTCATGGGGGAAGAGAATGGCACTCACGCTAGTAAAGAACAAACCTGAAGATCAATTATACCTAGAATTCAAAGCAGAAGACAAAGACAAGCAGATTGTCTATGCCGAAGTGTATATCCCTTACAGGATAGATACTGATGGTGAGACAATGACAAAAGAAGATGTGGAGAAAGCAGCCCACAATTTTCTTGCTTCTGGCAAAGTCTTCAAAATTGATGTTCAACATGATTTACAGGAGAGTGGTTGTTTTGTAGTAGAAAGCTTCATTGCCCGAAAAGGATGGGAACCCTTTATAGAAGACTCATGGGTAATGGGAGTAAAGTGTACGGATAGTGTTTGGGAATCTGTTAAGTCAGGAGAGCTTAACGGATTTTCTTTTTATGGGACCACGAAAAAGACTCCAGCTAGAGTGTTGATAGAAGTAACAAAGCAACTAGCTGGTGCTACAGAGAAGTCTTCTGAAGATGGCCCTCTCCCTCCTCATGAACACACCTATATCATTAACTTCAGCAATGATGGTTCAATTGTCTCCGGTAAGACTGATCTTGTTCTAGAACACTTTCATGCGATTACAAAGGGAACAGCTACCGAAGAAGAAATGGATCATCGGCATAGACTAGTATTGGAGTAGAGCGATGGCTAAAAAGGTCAAAGCAATTACTACTATTATCGAGGACGATGTTACATTTATGACTGATCCAGATGTTCAATTTGTCTCGCTAGTAAAACATGGGGCGAATAGAACACCGTTTAAAGTCCTCAAAACTGAAAAGGAGGATACCCAAATGAAGAAGGTGGTACAGAGTATTCTGGTCAGGAACGACATTTCCAAGGATCAGAAGGAAAAGGCTCTGGAAGGCTTGAGTAAGAAAAGTGCAACCGAGTTCAAGACATTTACTTCTTACCCGCAGCTTTCACTAGATCGATGTGAAGACGAGAGTTTCTCTCTTGTCAAGCACGAAGACATCGATGGAGTCTTTGTTCTTCTCGCAGACCTCAAGGAGGGAGACAATCACCACGGCACCCTTGAAGTAGATGCAAAAGAGGCAGTAGATTATGCTACGATGGATATGCTCTATACGGAGTTGTATTCGATGGCAGATATTGTCTCCGGTACAATGCGGCAGGAGAACGCTGGTCTTGAATTTCGTAAGAGTACTATTCTCACTGCAATTGAGAATTTCAAAACTTTTGCGGAAGTCGTTTTGTCTTCGATGGATGCTTCCAAAGCAGATTGCACCGTCAATCCCGATAACCATCCTACATTTGCTTTTCCTCTGATCAAAACCGAGAAAGCAGATGTAAAGGATGAAGAAACCGAAGAGAAGAAAGAGGAGACTCCGGAAGAGAAAAAGGAAGAAACCGAAGAGAAGAAAGAGGAGACTCCCGATACCAAAGAGAATGAGGGAATGATTGCTCAGGCTCTTGCCAATCTCTCCACTTCAATTGCTTCTATGACCGAACAGCTTACGTCTTCTTTGAAGTCGATCAAAGAAGAACAGGTGAAACAAAGCGAAGCTCTTAAATCCGAAGTCAAAGATCTGAAGAAAGTTACGACAACGGCTAAGAGTGAAACCGATGAAGAGGATGTGGAAACCAATAAAGGAGACATTTGGGCTGGCACTCTCTTCAATCGTCAATAGTAAATCGTAAATTTTAAAAAGACTGTAAGAAGTAAAGTCTATTTTAATCACAAGGAGGAAACAAATGAAGGATAATCGGTCGATTGTAGAAAAGGCAGACATTGCCGTTAGTAACCTTATCTCCGATGGTGGTTACTTGAATCCCGAACAGAGTAATGCTTTCATTCAGATGATCATCGATCAGCCTACAATGGTCAACGAATGTCGCGTAGTTCGTATGAACTCTCCTAAACGGAAAATCGAGAAGATCGGTTTCGGAAACCGTATTCTTCGCGCTGCTCCCGCTTCTGGTACTGCTCTTGACGCTACTAAACGTGCGCGGCCTGATCTTGGCATGATCGAACTGGAGACAGAAGAGATCATCGCGGAAGTATGGTTGCCCTATGATGTGCTAGAAGACAATATCGAACGTGGTGGACTTGAGCAAACTATCATGGGTATGATCGCGGAACGTGCCGCACTGGATCTGGAAGAATTGATCTGGCTGGGCGATACTGGATCTTCCGATGATTATCTTGCTCTTATGGATGGAGCATTTCAACTCACTCCTACCGGGCATGTTATCGATGCTTCTGGAATCTCTTCTGTCGATAAAGGTCTTTTCAAGACTGCTATTCAGCGTATGCCTACCCGTTATCTTCGCAATCGAAGCATGATGAAGTATTACTGTTCACATCATGTGGAGATGGAGTACCGCGACAGTATTGCGGATCGTGCTACTTCTCTTGGTGATGAAAAAGTCTCCAAGTTTACTCCTATGTTTGCCTACGGTACGCCTGTAGCTCCTGCGGCTATGATTCCCGATGATAAAATCTTCTTGTCTTATCCGAAGAATATCATTTGGGGAGTACAGCGCGACATCATGGTAGAGATGGACAAAGATATCCGTCGGCGCGTACTGATCATCGTTCTTACTCTTCGCTGTGATGTGAAGATCGAAGAGCCGCAAGCGTGTGTGGTTGTCGATGGCTTCACCGATTCCGGTCTGCCCAGCACCACCACTACTACTACCTAATTATTGGTAGTATAGGAGAGAAGTAAATGGCATTGATTACTACTGTCGGCGGTAACGATAGTGACTCTTACGTTACAGTGCAAGAAGCAGATGCTTATCTAGGTACAATGTACGGAGATGTTCCCGCTAGCTGGGATAATCTGGATGAAGTACCGAAAGAGAATAGGCTAAAAATTGCCGCCTTAATAATGAACTCTTATGGCTGGAGAGGAGTACAAGCTTCACGCGATCAGAGACTTGCGTTCCCGCGATGGTGGAGAACAGACGTAGAGCATGATCTTCAAATGGATTACGAAGATACGTTTGTTAACTTCAGCGACATTACGGAGAACGTCCCCGTAGTACCGACAGAAGTAAAATATGCTCAAATAGAAGTCGCTTATCAAGCTGTCTCCCATATAATGCAATTAGACCCACTGGCTTTTCCTGAAAAGGAGATAAAGATGTTTGAGCTTGGTGGAAGTCTAGGCATTGAATTTTTTGGTAATGCTTCCGATGAAGGTAGTATGAGTAAAGCTAGATTGACTTCTATGGATATTGTGTACGCTTACCTTGGAAAGTGGTTGTCTAAAGTCAAGGGCGCTGTGATATGAGTATCTTCGCGCAAATAAAGTCTTCGGTTAACTCTATACTTCCATCACTGTTTGACGATCCTGATTTGACCACAATGGTTACGTGGAAGAGATTTGAAAATAGTGCGTTCAATGAGAACACCGGAGTAAATGAAGACACCTACAAAGACTTTAAGAGCATACCAGCTATCAGGGTAGATAAGGATATCTCCACTAGTAAATTTGTTCAGAATCGTCTTTCTGCTTCTCAGATGGGATTGGCGGTAGGAGACAATGCTTATCTCTTTGAAGCTGACAGTGTTCCTGAAGGTGCGAGTATCAGAGACATTATAATAGAAGAATCAACTGGAATGAGGTATTCTGTAAAAAGAATAAATCCTGTCTTCGGTCTTATTACGAAAATAGAGGTTAAGGGTTATGCTTGAAATTAAAGTAGAGCTACCCGATATAAATCTTCCTGACTTGTCTCCCGGTCAGATCAGCAAAGTTACCCGCAGTGTAGCAGCAAGAGTGCGGGATGCAATGCAAAAGAGTACTCCTAGGGACACAGGGAAGACAAAGAGATCTTGGACAGGTGTAAAAAAAGTAGATGGTGGATACTCTTTTAAAAATCCATCTGCTGCCGCTGGACCGTTGGAGTACGGTAGTGCTTCTGGAAAAAGACCTTGGCCTAGTGTAGGTCCGAGAACTGTTTACAATCAAGATGATGGAAGAATTTACTCCACTCAAGCCCCGCAAGGAATTTCTTCTCAAGCAGGTGCGGAGGAAGTCGCAAGAAAAGTAGCAGAAGAACTTATAGTAAAAATCTCTAGAGGGGAATCTCTTCGGAAATGAAAAGAGAAAATCTGGTCGTTGAAATAATGAAGAGACTTTACTCCATAAAAACTGCTAATGGGTATGTCTTCGATATCAGTATGGTAGTAAGGAATCCGGAGAATGAACCAGAGATAGATCACATGCCAATGACTAACCTGTTTGAGTTTCCTGAAATTACGATAGATGAAACGAAGAGAAGAGGAGCTAGTCAGCCCCCGATCTACACTAAGGAAATGACAATAGTACTGGAACATTGGTATGTATCAGCTAGTAGAGGAGAAACCACCAAAGACATTTATAAGTATTTGTCTTCTGCGAGAAAAGCAATCTTCCAAGATGGTATTACGTTGGGGAGACTTTGTAGTGGAGTCAAGGAAACTGAAATCAGTAGAGTCTATCGACCACCGGTCGGAAATAATGTTGTCGGAATAGGTCAAGTTTTATCGATTCATTTTGTAGAAGACTTTGCTAACCTATAGGAGGTATTAATATGCCAGCTTCAAGTCCGAGTACTACTCTCTACACTCTAGGTCGAGGAATTGTCTCCATCGCTGCATGGAATGGCGAGACTCCTCCCGGCACTTTAGATGATGTAGGGAACTGCCCCCGCTTTGAAGTAGAAGTGACCGAGGAGACTTTGGATCACTACTCTTCGCGTGGTGGGGCACGGGAGAAAGATAAGAAAGTCGTTGTGGAGACAGGTTACAATCTCAACTTCGATCTGGATGAATTTTCTACTGCAAACCTTGCAATGTTTCTCAAGGGAAGTATTTCGGGGAACGTGATCTCCGCGAATACTGTTTTGGATAAACAGTACGCCGTGAAGTTTGTCTCCGATAACCCTGCTGGTCCGAATGAAACATGGGAGTTTCACAAGTGTAACTTGTCTCCCGGTGGCGCACTTAACCTTATTTCGGAAGAGTGGTCGCTGATGTCGTTTACAGGTGAAGGTTTGGCAGATAAGGCGAACAATGCTACTTCTCCTTATTTTAATGTCACCTTTGCTACGACTACCACGACTACATAAGTCGTCGCCTTACTGATACTCACGTTAACTGGATGCCACGCTTCTTGCGCGGAACATTCATAACGGAGGTTTTATGACTAAGAAGAGTTTGAAAAAAGAAGAACTAGAAGTATTGTTCCCCTATGAAGAGGTCGAACTCATGGAAGGTTTGTCCATAGAAGTTCGGCCTCTTTCTCTCCATAACCTTCCTAAAGTAGCAGATAGCTTCGGCACTATCATGAATCTAGTCGAAGCTAAGAAGACACCTTCGGAGATTGCAGCTAGAGCGATTCAAGAAGTATTACTTCTTATCGAATACTGCATTGATTATCCACCGGAACAGATACCTGCTAGTGTAGTTCCTGATTTGTTAGAGGTAGTAATCAAGCAGAACATGAGCGAAGATGTCTTGGGAAAGTGGATGACTCTGGTTCAAAAGATGCAAAGCCTAGGAGAGGAAAAGAATCAGAGTCAGAAAAAGTCACCCTCTCAGGGTTGATTGCTTCTAGCATCGAACTGCTCATTAGTGAAGGTCATAGTTTCGGAGAGATAAGTAATTACTCCGTTCCCCAACTCTTCTTGTTTGTAGAACTCATACGAAAAAGATATGAGAGACAAGCGGAGAGTATAGACGAGCAGGAGACAGGAAATGCCAGAAGCGGGAAGCAGCACCGTAAGCCTAACGCTACTTATACAAGCGGTAGACAAAGCCTCAAAGACGGTAAGCTCAATCCAAAAGCAGTTAAACGAGGCAAGCGCCGCCGCTAAAAAGTTTTCTGATAGTAGTGTAGAAGCTGGTGCAAAAAGTGGCAAGGGTTTTACTGAAACAGGAAAAGCAGTAGATACTCTTGCAGAGAAGATAAAGAAAGCAGAACAGGCTACACAAGGGTTTGGAAAGGTAGCCCTAGAGCTTACTGGTTTTGCTGCGTCTTTAGGTGTTCCATTTGGTCTTGCTACAAAGTCTTCGGCAGACTTTGAGCTTTCAATGAGTAAAGTTCTCGCTGTTACGGATCAAGCAAAAGAGAAATTTGAAGAGCTTAAGAACGTAGCAGGAGAACTTGGAAGAACTACAAAATTCACTGCTAGGGAAGCTGCCGAAGGCATGACCTACTTAGGTCAAGCTGGTTTCGATGCACAAGAAGTAATTGCTGGAATTGGTCCCTCCCTAACTCTTGCCGTAGCTGCCGCAGTCGATCTAGGCGATGCTGCTAACATTGCTTCTAATGTTCTCTCCGGTATGCGTCTTCCCATATCGGAACTTGGCAATGTCGTTGACGTTCTCGCAAAAGTCGCCGCAGAATCTAATGCCGAACTGATAGACATGGCGCAAGCCCTTAGTTATGCTGGGCCTGTCGCTGCTGCTTCTGGAGTAGAGTTTGAAGAACTCGCTGCTCTAGTCGGTGTCTTAGGAAACGCAGGCATACAAGGCACTCGCGCTGGTACTGCTCTTCGTGGCGCTCTATTCGCTTTGACTGCTCCCTCCGATTCTGCAAAGAAGACTTTGAAGGAATTGGGAGTAG